ACAGCAGAGTGCATAATGCTGACTGAGTATGGTATATGGAGTGCAGAAAAACAAGAGGATGCAGTTACATCATTAGAACCTCTATTAAGTAAGAATGATACATCAAAATTCATGATAGAATCCACTGCAAAACAAGGTACAGGAGATTATTTTTATAAACTATGTATGGGAGCAATTAATGGTCGTAGTAAATATAAATTAGTGTTTTTTCCTTGGTTTGAAAATAAAGAATTATATGCAAGTGAATATAAAATAGCAGAAGCATGGTATAAAAGTGATAATCATGGAGTTAGACTTCAAGAAAAGGAATTAGATCCTTATGAACTTAATCTATATAAGAAAGGAGCAACTTTGAAACAATTGATGTGGAGAAAATGGAAACTATTAGATTTTAAATTAAACAAATTTTATAATGAGCATCCGAGTACACCACAGGAGGCATTTGCAGGAAATTCAATTGATAATGTATTCGACCAACAAATTATATTAGAGAGAATTAATTACATAAGTGCTGAGAATATTAAACCGTTAAGTTTCAAAGAAGTTAATGAAAATAGTCCATTACCACCCATACTTCAAGCCTACTATGGTAAAGGATTTAATATTTATAAAACAATTAAACCTAATGAAATTTATTGGGGAGGAATTGATACTAGTATGGGGCTAGGTGGGGATAGGGATAGTCAGACATTGGTAATACTCGATTCGAGTGGCGAGCAAGTTGCTACATTTAATAGGAATGATGTTCCTATATATAAGTTCGTTGATATGTGTTATCAATTAGGGATGTATTTCAATTATATGATGTTAAATATAGAGGTAAACACTAACGGAGGTACAGGTAGTGACCTATTAGTTAGATTGAAACAAAAAGGATATATACAAATATTAAGAACTAAAAGGTTTGATAAAATATCAGGTAAAAATAAATTAAAAGCTGGTTGGATGACAATGGAAGGAACTAAAAGTAAATTGATTAATGACCTGAAAGAATATTTTGAAATGGGAATGATATGTATAAATGATATAGAGGTATTAAATCAATTAAATACTTACATAGAAAAAAATGGAAAAATGGGTAATATGCGTGGCGAAACGATGCATGACGATTTGGTTATAGGTCTCGGACTAGCACTAATGAATATGATACAGAGTAAGAGTTACTTATAATAAGAAAGGAGTCGATGGCAATGAATTTACAAGAATACATAAAAGAATATTACAAAAGTGCACCATATTGGTTCGTTAGTGAAGTGTGCCAAAAACAACACAAAGATAGAATTGATAAGGTAGTAGAAACAAAATTATATTTAGATGGTGAAAGACCTACGGATAAGAGACTTACTAATATAGAAGGTAGATGGGTTAAACCAACTAAAATTAAATTGAATTTTGCCAGTATATTATTAGACCATAACGTGAGTTTTTTAATGAAAAACCCAGTGACTTTAATCTGTGGGGATGATGCTGAAACACTAAAAGAATATCAAAATGTATATAAGAAAGGTAGATTTAAAAGAGTTGATACAAAACTCTATGAGAATATGAAATCATGTGGTCAAGCATTCGAGTATCTGTATTTTGATGTAAATGACGATATACAAAGTAAAGTATTACTTCCTCAGTTTTCACATCCAATTTATACTGATACTGGAAACTATGTTTGTTATATAAATCATTTCATGTCTAGTAATTATGTAGAATATTATACTATTTATTTTCCTGATAGAGTTGAAGAGTATTCCTCTATAAGTGGGAAAGTAAAACTAATAAAAACAAGCATAAATTATAGTGGTTTACCAATTCCTTATAGAATCCCTAAAAAATATAATATACTCGAAGGAAAGAGTGATGTAGAGGACTGGAAAAATGTAATTGATAATATGGAGAGGTTATCTTCTAAATATCAGGATGCTTTATATAAATTTATTACGGGTGTCCCTGTTATGACTGGCAGTAAATTAAGTATAACTAAGGATGGTAAAGGAGCAATAAATGAGGATATTGTAGGATATGTTATGCAATTAGAAGAGGGTTCTGAGTTTGAATTCAAACAGAATAAAACTGATTATCAATCAATGAAATTGTTACATGATACTCTATTTAATTATTTATTGATTGCTTCATGCGTGCCAGCAGTTTCAATGAATGCTCAAGATGTCTCGAATTTATCAGAAACTTCCATTAGAATGATGTACCAGTTAGCAATATTAAAGAGTGGAATAGATAGTCAAAACTTGATGGATGGCTTCTGTATTAGATGGGAACAAATCAGAAAAATGTTAGCATCTAAAAAGATATTTGTAGATGGAGAAATAGATTGTGAGTTCCAAATGGAAATACCACAGAATGATGCAGAGGTTATTGATAATTTATCTAAACTAAGAGCTATAAATGGTTTATCATTTGAAAGTATGTTAGCTAAGAATCCTTATGTAAATGATGTAATAGGAGAAAAAGAGAGGATATTAAAGGAAGAAAATGCTGATAGTATTAATTTAGATACTCATACTACAGATACACAAGATACACCTATAACATTGGATAAGAATAGTGAGGTAGATACAAATGTTACAACAGAATAAAGATCAACAGGATAAGCAATTGAGTAAAAACTTGGTTGCTTTATTTATGGTAATGTTGTCATTTAAAAGTAATACAGAGTTTAAGAAATTATTATCATTATATAAACAAAATAGAGAGACTATGAAAGAATCTATCCTTAATATATATTTGAAATATATTAAGGATAATAAACTTGTTATTACTCAAAAGGATATTACTAAAGAATTGAAACTATTGGAGCCTAAATTAATAACAATGGGTAATGATATGAGGAAGCAGGAGAATATTATTTTAGCTACTTTATTATTTAAAACCTTTAAAGATACTTACAATAAGAGTATAGGGGTTATAAGTAAATATAAAGAAGTTGATAGTGTTAATAAATTAGAAGATAAAACTATAATGGTTGCTATCAATAGTAAAATAAAGGGTAAGACAAATGTAACCAGAAATAAAGAGAATAAAGAGTTCTTTATTAATAAAGTTAAGACAGATATTAAGAAGAGTTTAATTGCAGGGAATAGTATTGAGGTTATTAATAAGACTATTGATAAAGATTTTAATAGTGGTGTTAATGTTAGTAATAGATTGATTGACAATGAAGTGAGCAGAATGTTTAATGTTGCATTAATACAAGCATATAAAGAGATGGGAGTAAGTAAGGTTGTGTATAATAGTACACTGGATGCTAACACTTGTACTGAATGTGCTTCAAATGATGGGGAAATATTTAATATAGATGATGCTCCTGAATTGCCTCTGCATATTTCCTGTAATTGCTTTTTTACTCCATTATTATAAAAGGATATTAAAGTATAAGTATGATAATGTAATTAATAAATGATGTGGTTAATAAAGGGATATGATAATAGAATGTTAATGTTCATGATATGGAATATGTAAGTATATGTAATATGGATACCTTATAGGGGTATATAGTAGGAAGTGTTGATATGAGTGGGATTAGGTGATGGAGTATCTACGCACATTTATTGCCAATATACTAAAGGATAACTATGTCTAATCATGTCGAACTATTATATATAACATCGTGGACACGTGTCCCATAAGTTAACTGTATCTATTCACTATATCACATATATAAGTTAATGTTACTACTAAATATATAGTTCGTGTTTTAAGTAAAAGACGAACTGTTGTTATAAACATAGTGATACCAACGTTTGTATAAGTACATATTACAAATGCAGATCAAACACGAACTATTTCTTTACAAAACGCGTACTATATATTATAATAGGTATATATAGTAAACTAATTAAAGGTGAGTGATTGATATGACAACAAGACCAATAGAAGATAATGAGTATAAAGAAGTAATGGGTTTGGTTAAAAATGGATTCACTTATATTAGTGATAACAGTAGTAAAGAGATTAAGTTTAGAGCAAACAACAAACTATACTTAGCATTAACATTACAAGCAAACATAGGACTAAGGATAGGTGATGTACTAGGGTTAACATCAAATAATTTCAGGAACGGTAAACTTATTTTAAAAGAAGATAAAACAGATAAATTACAGAATAGAGATGTTAATAGCATTATAGTAGAATTAGTTAAGGACTATGCCATTGCTACAGGTTTAAAGAGTAACGATAAACTATTTGATAGACTAAGTGTAAGAGCAGTACAGAAGGCTTTAAAGATAGTTACTGACTACTTAAACCTAGATAACATAAGCACTCATAGTTTTAGGAAACGGTATGCAGTAGGTATCTATGAACACAATAGCAATAATATTGAATTAGTAAAAGAAATGCTTAATCATTCTAGTATTGCAATAACACAACGATATATTAGAGTAAGTCAGCAAGCTATAAACCAAGCTAGTAAAGAGGTTTGTGACATAGTTTAGAAGGTAATTTAATTATTACCCTCTATTTTTTTATGTAAATTTGTTTGTCGAAATATAGATTAAAATAAATACGTTACCCCTAATGACTTAAAAATTCCTACAGTAAACTCAATATTTTACGCACATCAAAAAAATCAGGATGAATATGGGAAGTTTGAGAATGCCAATACTACAATTATTTATATACGCTTGACGAGTGTAGAACTTCTACTTCTAATCTCTGCCACAATAAAAATAATTAAAGGTATTATAACTTCAAATGGAAAGGAATAATATTGCCATATATTAGAAGCGAAGAAGCGTGATTCCATGGTACTTTTGTAAACAAAAAAAGAGAAGCTTAACATCAATAGAGCTACAGGTGTTGAAATGAATTTGTAATCATGGAATCCAAAAATTTTTGATAATCCATTGCAAACGGCAAAGATACATATACTTATTTTAACAAATACACACACTAAAAATACAATAATTACTGTCATTTCAAGTCTTTGAAGAAAACCTAGTCTAATAAGGCTTACTGACATGGTAGAATGGAAATATAATCTAGATACAGTTTCACTACCTAATACTAAAAGATTTCTTAATGATGTTATAACTACAAGCCCTCCACCTACAAATAAGCCTACTATAAATGTCTTGTTGTAATTTTTAATTTTAGATATATTTGAAAAAACCATTGTAAAAACTACAGTTTGACCAAAGGGGAAAGTAAAACTTGAGAAAGCACCTTTTATAAGTGGAGCTACACCAGTGCTAAGTATTGGTTTTAATCTGTTTATATCCATTTGTGGAATTGCTAATATAGGTATAAAAAAAACTATTGAAAAAATAATCCAACTAAAGAACTCAGCCCATCTTCCTAAGACTTCAATACCTGCTTTTAAACTCCATATTAGTAGTATAGTGAAAAAAATCATTGGCAACGCCACTGGTGTATCAGGAAAAACTAAAGTATTAGTAAAATCTGCTAGAATTCTAAGAACTAAGGTTGCTGTATGGAAGGCAAACCATATCATTAGTATACCTATTATTTTCCCAATAAACTTCCCCATAACTATTTGAAGTATATCAAATAAATCTTTTCCAGGATATAAAGATAAAATTCTAGAAAACATAAGAAACAATATAATAGACCATGAAATTGCAATAATTATTGCTAGCCAGACATCTTGTTTTGCCTGATCTCCAACTCCCACTAAAAGAGAATTTCCAAGTATAAAAAATATTATTAATATAGTTGCTTGTCTTTCAGAAATAGATTCATTCTTCATGTATACCCCCTATATTATTTACTTTAATTAAGCATATGTATTAATTTTAACCAATTTATAAATATTCTATGCTTAAACATACCCAATAAAAAACACTAAACCATATCTAAAATTTAAAATAAAATAAACTAAGAAAGGAGAAATGAAATAAATGGAAGATAAAAATATGATAATAACAAACGATTCAAAATCACATACATTTATAAATTTAATTGTAGATAATTCTAAAACTAATTATAAAGAACTTAATAAATTTTTAGAAGAATTACATGAACTAGGAAAGAAATATTCCCTAGTAGATTTAAAGGAAGGTGTTTTAAATGACTAATTTAGAAAGACTTAAAATGGCAACAGATGGAGTGGAAATTGTTGATGCTAATTTATTAATCTACCTGGAGGAAAATACTCTAATCGCAACAGTAGAATATGTTCCTTCTTCAAATACAAATCTGAAACAAATATATAAAACTTCTTTATCTATATTAGAAGATATTGCAAATTCTCCAAGTACTATGAAGAATTATAAGAATGATGATATATCTATATCTAATTTTGCTGAGAACTTACAGAGTAGAATTAGTCAATTAGAAAAGAAGATTCGTCAAATACCAAATGATGATGCTATTATTTCTAATGATGGTGCTAATTTTGTATATATGTTCACCAATTAAGGAGATGAAACTATGAATATATTCAATGATGATTCAAATTTTGTCTACTTATTAAACCAAATGGGACAAAAGGTAAATATTAATGGAATAGAGGTTCAAGCTTTAATTTCTAATCAGAAGGATAAAACTATAGATTATAAAAAAATAAAGACTATTGTAGAATTTAAAACAGGGGATTATGTACAATTCCAAGACCATAACTGGATTATAGTCAGTGAAGTATCTAAAACCAATACTATATATAAAGCCTTTATGAGAAAATGTACTAATACTCTAAAATATAAAGCTGTTGTAGATGGAGTAAATACAATAATTGAAATTCCTACATTTATTGATGTTGGAACAGCCACAATAGACTCAAATGAATATTTTAATTTAGCAGATAATGAAATAGTTTGTAATGTTGGCTACTCCATGATAAATAAAGTTAAATATATTACAGAATATGGTTCTCCAACTAGATTTATTCTAAATGGTAGAGCTTTTAAAACAGTATATGTTAATAATATAACTAGTGTTGTTACAGGTGAACAAGGTATTATCATTATTAAATTAGAATCAGACACTATTAAATCGGAAGACACAGACGACATAGCTTACAACCCGCCAAACGCTGTAATAATAACCCCACCTGTAATAATATCTAGTTATCAAATAGTAACTTCTACGGTAACTACTAGTAATTATGATTACATATTAAATTCAGGTTTAAGAACTCAGAAAATATACAATGTTGATATGACTCCTATTACAGATGGAACTGCATTTATATTTAGTCTTGAACAAAGTGATTTGAACCCAACAGTAAGTCCAACTCAATTAGTTACGCTTATGGATAATATAACTGCAACGACAGTAAGACTGACGGCTTCTAGCACATATAAAGGATATTTCTACCTTGTTGCAACTAAGGGAGACGTTATAACTAAGCGATTGCTGAGAATTAAAGGTCAATACGATAATTAAAACAATAGAAGAATATTAAAATAATAAAAGGAAGGTGAAATAATTTGGGAAGTAGCATGAAAATGAAAAATATTACATTAGTAAGAAATGCCATAATACAAAAAATCAACGGAAATAATGATATAAAGAGATTGATATATTATCTCACTAGGACACCGTTGGAGAGTACAGGAATTGATTTAGATAATGTGGTTCAAGATCAGCCTGACATCTCTGAAATTAATTTTATTAGTGAGGAAAAGAGGATATTACCATTTTTTAGTAGTAATATTTTAACTGAGGATAAAGTATATGTTATATGTCGTAGGGATAGTGGGGATTTAAGAGATGATTGTGAGGGAGTAAATAGGATTATTATAGATGTTTGGACTCCGCGAATTCATGCTGAATTAGATTATGAACAGGACAGACAATCTTTAATTGTACAGAATATATGTAATGAAATTGACCAAACGGTTATAAGAAGTTTAGGTGAAATTAAAGTTGTGCATTTTCAAGATAATGTAGATAATACAAATAAGGATTTCTTAATAT